GGATCGATACCCGTCGACAGTACCAATATGCCGTAGTAGCTCTCTGGGAGGGTAACTCGTTGTCTGCGAGACTTAGGTGGGTTCGATTCCCATCTACGGCGCCAAATCTATTCCGAGAAATCCAAGCATGGTGCAAGGACCTGACTGTTAATCAGTGATTAGGTGAGTTCGATCCTCACACTCGGAGCCAAACAATTGGGGGCAGTAGTGGGCTACGGAGTTGCCTTGCAAGCATCTTGTCTAGAAGGGTTCGATTCCCTCGGCCTCCACCAATTTTAGGATGCGAACAGCAAATTTAAAAATTCAACTTTTAATTGAAAAATAAGCATCCTGTTTTATAAAAGGAAATCTAATGGCACACAAGCAACAAGGTATTCTAACACGTAGTCCTCAATGGTGGAAACATCTTAAGGATTGGAAACGTGTGTTCTGGAAATCAGAACGTCAAGCACAAAAGAAAAATATCAACAAAGGAGAATGATATGAAACGTTCAGGTAAACGTTAGTGTCATCTTTGACCCCGTATGGTCTTAGATGGCACGTAAAAGAAATTAATTACGAATCCATCCACGCTAAACTTTAGTGGCGAAGTACCCGGCTCTTAACCGGACTAACTGAGTTCGATTCTCAGAGCGTGGACCATATGGGGGTATAATTCAAAGGCTAGAATAGCCGGCTTTTAACCGGTCTATCAGGGTTCGAGTCCCTGTGCCCCTACCATAAGCAAACACATTGTCGCAGTACGCCGAACCGTACTTGATTCTCATGTTGGAACCTAGCATGAAACTAGGGAGATGCGATTTCATCAGTGTGTTTACTTATGGTAACGTAGCATAATGGTTGTGCACCTCCTTCATACGGAGCAAGGTGTGAGTTCGAATCTCACCGTTACTACCAAATTAAAACATAAGTAATTTTATGTTTAATAAAGATGCTTTTAGCAACGGTCAGATAGATAGTAAGCTATGGTTATGTCGCGAGCTCGAAAATCTAGGCTGGACTAGTAACCTAACACATATATATGGTGGATGGTATGGTATACTGGCTTTTTTGTTATTGAGTAGAGAGAAGTTTAAAGTTGGTCGTATTGAAAGTTTTGATGTTGATCCAACTTGCAAAGAATATGCAGATGCAATTAATGAAAACTGGGTTGTTAATAACGGAACATTTTCTTCTTATACACTAGATTGTAATCAAGAAGTTCCTAATATTGCTGACCTTATAATTAATACCAGCACTGAACATTTTGAAGGTATGGATTGGTTTAATGAAATACCAAGAGGTACACGGATAATTTTACAAGGTAATAATATGCCGCACGATGACCATTTTATTTGCTCGAATAACTTGCAAGAATTTGTTGATCGTTATAAACTACAGACTATTATATATCAAGGTAGTTTAGATTTTAATTACCCTAGTTGGAATTTTTCCAGATATATGGTAATAGGTATTAAATAAAGATATTAGTAAGAAACTCAAAGTACTATAATGTTCCGTAAGGGAAATGCATCTGCCGGAAGCGGGTGCATGGAGGGGTTATAAACCCCGGCATTTGCCAATGACGAGGTGATAGTGTTTACGGCATGAATTCACAGTTGGCAGAAGTACTCCATGTTAGGCAGGACAAAATAGAGCAGGCACTGTAAAGCCTGGGCGGCCTCAGACTCATAAGTCAAACCAGATCTCTTAGAGTTTCTTACTAATATCTTCTATGCGGGTGTAGCTCAGCTGGTAGAGCGCCACGTTGCCAACGTGATTGTCGTCGGTTCGACCCCGATCACCCGCTCCAGCGTACTCCTTATATGACAGTTGAACACAGTCATATAAGGGAAGGACAGTGTTCAACCTGTCCGAGAGTTTTAGGATACTAACAGCAAATTAAAATTCGCCTTCTAAGCGAGTGGTCGTTGGTTCGAGTCCAACATTTGATCAAGCCTAAAAAGCAGTCAAATTAGCTCAGTTGGTAGAGCACTTAAAAAATGTATCCTGTTTTTATTGTTGGGGCATTGTGTAATGGTAGCACAACAGACTTTGACTCTGTTAGTTTAGGTTCGATCCCTAATGCCCCTGCCAAGTTTCTATGGTGTCTTTAGTGTAGTGGCCTGCACCCTGCTCTGTGAAAGCGGTAGTACCGGATCGATACCGGTAAGGCACCCCAATTTTTAAGGAGAGTATCATGCCGTGGATTGAAAATGTAGCAGCCAGTGATATCCCAATTGGATTTCATCACGATGCTGGCCCTAACAGTATGCTGATCAGCATTGTTGATCCGGCAAGTTGGCGACCTGAAGCCAAGCATGAATTCAAAGAGCGTCACAACTTTGAGTTCTTGGATGTAGAAGAAAAGGACGAAGTTTTAGAAGAAGCTATGAAGTGTAGTCATGAGCAGGCCGCAGAGCTTGTTCGATTGTTACAACACGCATTAGACTGTCGTATGAATGTGGTAGTTCACTGCTACGCTGGTATTTGCAGATCGGGTGCGGTTTGTGAGGTTGGAGTCATGATGGGCTTCAATGATACTGAGCGTTTTCGTAGTCCAAATCTCTTGGTTAAGCATCGCATGATGAAGCATTTGGGTTGGACTTACGATGCGGATGAAAAGCCAAATATTGATGATTGGCGCACTTTTAGGCCGGTTGATTGACAGTGTTGCCTGTTTAATGTATAATACTTGTATACTAACAAGCAAGGATATACTATGGCCGGCAAAGCAAAATCAATCTACTTGACCATTAATCCAAAAGGTAGTTTTACTTCGGTTTTCAAAAAAATGTTCTTTGAAGCTAAATCTTACAATGAATATGTTAAAACAGACGAGTTCAAAGCCAAGTGGCCTATTACTGAATATGATATTGTGAAAGAAACATACTAATGAAGATTAAATTTGATAAAGAAACTATGCCTGACGAACTGTACAATGCACTACTACAGCATTTTGTAAATGAAGCAGTTGGGCTAGGGGTAGAAGTTAATAAGTTTACCCAATTTAATAATTGGATTATTGAATGTACTATAGACGCTAAAGAAGCAGTTCACTAAGGAATTATTATGAATGACATTATAACACAAGGTCGTGTCATCCGAGATGGCCGAGTAGCGGTACTTTACAGTCCGGGATTTGGCGCTGGTTGGAGCACATGGGCACATAGTGGCGAAGGTAAAGATTTAGTATTTGATCCAGTCATAGTTGGATATGTGGAACGCGGTGCTAAGGCTGAATTAGCGACCTACATGGAAATGCGTTATCCAAATGTCTACACTGGCGGTATGGACGATCTAGTAATTGAATGGGTTCCTGTTGGAACACTATTCAAGGTTAATGAGTATGACGGTAGCGAATCAATCGAGCTAAAAGAAGCCGATCAATGGATGGTAGCATAACATAAAGAAAGGAGGGCAAGATGCCTAGTGTATTTTTAGTAAGCGACACACACTTTGGACACACAGGTGTCTGCCGCTTCACACGTAACGACGGTTTTACAAAATTAAGGCCATGGACCGATCCAGATGAAATGGACGAGGCAATGGTCAAAGCCTGGAACGAACGGGTAAAGCCCACTGACAAGGTCTATCACTTAGGTGACGTTGTAATTAATCGTAAGGCTTTAGGTATTTTACGTAGGTTAAACGGAGACAAAGTTTTAATTCGTGGTAACCACGATATCTTTAAAGACGAGGACTATCGTGCTCACTTTAGAGAACTTAGGGCTTATCACGTTATGAACGGTATGATATTAAGTCATATTCCGTTACACAGTGACAGCTTAGGTCGGTTTGGTGTTAACATCCACGGACACTTACACGCAAATCGTGTTAAGAAAGCTCGGGGTGTTGATGCTAAGACCGGGGAAGTCTTATACAGCGATGAAATCGATCCTCGATATCATTGTGTATGCGTGGAACAAACTCCAGACTTTGCTCCTATCTTATTTGAAGACGTATTAAAGCGTATTGAAGAAGAAGGTGGTAGCGTTGGATTTAAGTCCGGCAACGGTCCTACTATGTAAGAACAGACCCCCGCTTTACAAGTTGTGCGGTGAACAACTTGTACTAATTTTGCCGCTTTAGCAAATGTGGTCATTGCACCGGTTTGAAGCACCGAGGAATGAGGTTCGATCCCTCAAGGCGGCACCAAGTTTCAAGATAGACGTGGGGATAGAGTCCCGGCAGTCCTAGCATAGTGGCTCAGCTATGTGACAGCGCAAGAACGGACACGCTCGGTAGACATAAACTCTCCCTTACGAGACAATCCAATGAGTCCCATAAACGGATAGTTGGGCACTTGAAAACCTTTATACCCCACTGGCGCAATTGGTAGACGCGACTCTCTCAAAAGGAGTGAAGTCCCCGTTCGAGTCGGGGGTGGGGTACCACGCTCTTGTAGGTAAATGGAATACCACTATCTTGGTACGATAGAATTTAAGGTTCGATTCCTTACTTGAGCACCATACCGCAATAGTCTAAGGGATAGGCAACACTCTTCTAAAGTGTACAATGTAGGTTCGAGTCCTACTTGCGGTGCCATAAATAGATTACGGGCTTTGGTGAAATGGATATCATTCTGGTCTTCGAAACCAGCGGTGTGGGTTCGATTCCTGCAAGCCCGGCCAAAATAGTTCACAAATGTGTTGACATAGTGCGCTAGATGTTATATAATACGTACATACACTGATAATACAGCAGTATAAACGTTCTTTAAAAATTTAAAAGTTAATTTGCTCGGTTCGTCTATCGGTTTAGGACACCGCCCTTTCACGGCGGGAAGAGGGGTTCAACTCCCCTACCGAGTACCATTAAATAATAACTGCCAGTGGGTATCGTGTAGGGACGCTTACACTAGGCGGGCTGGTCGGGCCATCGATCAGTCCTGAGACAACCACAGCAATGGCTTATGAGAGGAAGCACCTCACTCAGAAATTTGCCCGGCGTCATAGACCGTGACAGTTATTTTTTAATGGTAAAGTTACGCCCCTTTGGTGGAATTGGTAGACACGCTGGTCTTAGAAGCCAGTGCGCGAGCGTCCGAGTTCGAGTCTCGGAGGGGGCACCAAATATGGAGTAGAAGCATCAATGGTGATGCAGTGGACTGTAAATCCGCCGTCGTAATGGCACGCCTGGTTCGATCCCAGGATACTCCACCAAATAAAGGAAAGTATATGAAGTATACTATAATTGAAGATTGCAGTCCATTTTATGTAAGATTTGCATGGAACGGTATTGAAGACATAATTGCGCTTGTAGCAAGTTTGAGTACTATTGATACAAGTATACGATTTTCAAATAGTACATACACCCATTACGATTTTAATGCCGATAAAGCTAATCAAATTATAAACAATTTACCAATGAAATCAGACTTTGATTTTATGATGAATAGAGTAGGGTTGTTTGTCACTACACCCGGTTCAAAATCAAGTACTCACAAAGATGCAACAGATCATCGATTCAGTATCAATTTGCCTATTGAAATATTAGACAATAATTGTGTTACTAGTTGGTATAATGATGAAGAAATTAACGAGTTTAAACTGTCAGACTCTCACCGTGGGTACAGCCGAGTGTTAAAAAGTATAGATTTAACATCTAAAGTACCATCTAAAACAATGATTGCTCGTCCAAACGAGTGCATATTGTTTAACACTGATGTATTCCATAACTGGGATAACACACAGTCAATTAATCAAAGAATTGTTTTAACTCTCCGGGTTAATAATCCCGGCAAAATGTATTTTGATGATGCAAAAAAAATATTATTTGGAAATGTGGCAGAGTCCGGCTTATTGCAACAGTCTTGAAAACTGTCGATCAGAAATGGTCCGTGAGTTCGAATCTCACCGTTTCCGCCAAGTTATACTTGCTGAGTAGCTACACTGGAACACCGAAATACTTGTCAATGTCGACTATGTACAAGGACCGGCCAGGAAGAGTTGGGCTACCGTGAATTCAAGCGTCACAGCGAGTACCTTTTAATGTATCCCTAATGTAATGGCAGCATGACAGTCTCCAAAACTGTTCGTCGGAGTTCGAGTCTCTGGGGGTACGCCAAGTTGGTCTCATAGTATATCGGTTAGTATAATGGCCTGTCACGCCGTAGGGACGAGTTCGATTCTCGTTGAGACCGCCAAGTAATTAAAATAGTTGTTGACAACAGCGTATATAGAGAGTATAATAACAGCATGTATAAAGTTATATGTAATGACAAAGAAGTAGAAAGATTTATCACCCTAAACGAAGCAATGTTGTTTGCTAAGTTGTTAGGCACTTTTGTAACTATCAAAGGTCCTGATCTCGAAGTAGTTGGCCGATTCGGAGTTGACTCTGTAGTAGATGGTAAGTGTCCAGACGGAGTTGCTTATGATTGGAATAAAGCTAGCCGAATTGGTCGTGTAAAACGAGAACGAGTTTAAAATTGCGACTGTGGTGAAATAGGTAGACACAAGAGACTTAAAATCTCTCGCTGAAGGGCGTGCCGGTTCGATTCCGGCCAGTCGCACCAAGTATTAGGAGAGTTGGCCGAGTGGTTAAGGCAACGGTTTGCTAAACCGTCGTCCCGAAAGGGGCGCATAGGTTCGAATCCTATACTCTCCGCCATTAATTATAAAAGGAAAAATATGGCCAAGCCAAATAAAACATTTAAATTGAGCAAGACATCAAAACGTATGATTGCGTTAATGAAAGGCTGTACAGCCGAACAACGTAATCAATTTAAACGTATGATGATTGATGCTCAAGTATGCAGTGAAATTGTTGTTAAGAGTGCTCCACGTGATAAAAATGCACCACGTGGTGCACCTGGTGTTGCCGGTACTACTGGCAGTCACGCTTATACAACAACTGCAACAGTAGAATAAGAATTATTCCGCCTTAGCTCAGTTGGTAGAGTAGATGACTGTTAATCATTTGGTCCCTGGTTCGAGCCCAGGAGGTGGAGCCAAGAAATAAGTAGTATATGGGGGTGTAGCTCAGTTGGGAGAGCGTATGCTTTGCAAGCATAATGTCGTCGGTTCGATCCCGTCCACCTCCACCAAGTTATAGGAGTTTATTATGGCAGGTAAAGGAAGTAAGCCTAGGCCTTTTAATGTGCCTAAGGAAGAGTTTGATAAATCGTTTGAAAATATTTTTGGTAAGTATGTTCCGCCTTATTTGCGAAACCGTACAGAAAACAATAGAGAAAAATCAACCGACACCAAACACAACGATAAGTAACACATGCCGGTTTAGCTCATTTGGTAGAGCGCCGCTCTTGTAAGGCGGATGTGGTCAGTTCGATTCCGACAACCGGCACCAGGTAACCCGTGATCCCGTACACGTAATAAACGGGGGTGAGGCAATCACCACAGAGAGTGCTAGGTATTCAATGCTATGACCATCCGTCTCCGTTTAGGAGTAGCGGGAACGCATTGGGTCAGGACTAACAACCTGCCCAGAAGAAGAAAATGTTACGGACAGAGTAACCGCTCAGTCTAGGGCGCATGTGGTGTGCGTAGCTAGACACTTTATTAAAACAAATTTAAATCCGTAAAAAGATCAGGTTTGGTATCCCAGGAGCTCTTTGACATAGTCATAACTCTTTATACACCTTAGTTTGTTTTAATAAAGTACATTTAACCGATCTATAAGATAGGTAGTAAGGACAGGGCACCGGGTGAAACATCCAAAAGCCATAGATGTGCTTTACTAAAATTTGCGGGACTAGTTTAATGGTAAAACAGCAGATTTCCAATCTTCGGTTAGGAGTTCGATTCTCCTGTCCCGCTCCAGAATTTAAAAAGGTCAATATATGATTTGGTTCGAACCTCCTTCGCAAATGATAGGATGGGGTTATACAGCACCAAAAGTGCTAGATAACACTATGATTGATTTTGTAACAAGTTATGCCGACGAACATGATTCGTTATTTCAATCAGGTGAAATATGGGATAAGGGGAATGAACCAGACAATAATATAGAGAAAAGTTATAGACGAAGTAATATCATGTTCTTAACAGATATGGATTATTTTAGAAATTTATACAATCATATTATTGAAACAGTATTAAACGTTAACAATACTCACTTTAAGTATGCGTTAAACTATTTAGAACCCCTACAATATTCAGTGTATGAATCAGCTAATCTAGGCTATTATGATATTCATACTGATAGTTATTTGCGTAATACTAGCGGGTTTATTAGAAAAGTTTCTTTTAGCATTTTATTGGACGATCCGGCAGATTTTGAGGGTGGGGACTTTTTAGTACACGCAACTCAAGAACCTGTAAAAATAGAAATACAAAAGGGAGATATATTTTTATTTCCATCTTTTGTTCCGCATAGCGTTACACCAGTAACAAAAGGTGTAAGAAGAGCATTAGTAGGTTGGGTTTGCGGACCTAACTTTGTGTAAAGAATAATTCGGAGTGTAGCGCAGTCTGGTAGCGCACCTGGTTTGGGACCAGGGGGTCCAAGGTTCGAATCCTTGTACTCCGACCATTTTAAGGAAACTGTATGAATACAGTAGTTGATCAAAATGATTTATGCCGTACTTATAATTTCAACGGACTAATAACCCCGGCTGATAAAGTGCTGGCTATAAGCACTATTGATAGTATAATTGATTCTGGCAATTATTTTAAAAACAGTCCCCCATATCAAACACAAGAAAATTTATTTGCTAGACCTGAACCTATTTGGTTAAAATATAGAATGACATTTTTAACCAGTGTGTTTTTATATCTAGGGCACGAAGCTCGTGTAGCCAACATGATGGCATGGAGTTTTAAAACTAATCTGAGTACTGTAGAAGATCGTGATAGCTATTGGCATCACCATAACAAGCACAGTGGACAAAGTCTTAGCGGTATCATGTACTTACATATACCCGACGATGTACAAGATAGAGATACATGCGGCACTGAGATGGCACCTAATGGTCCAGAAAGCGATGGCAAGTTTTTTATTCGCCCAAGTTATTATACTTGGATGATTTATCCGGGTGCGGTTTGGCATAGGCCGGGCATTGTACAAAGTGATCAATATCGCTATATACTTGCCGCAGATGTAGATATACAATAATGAATGACGCGGGGTAGAGAAGTGGCAACTCACGAGTCTCATAAGCTCGAGATCGGCGGTTCGAATCCGTCCCCCGCAACCAATTCTCGCTGTAGTTCAATGGATAGAACAAGGCACTCCTAACGCTTAGATCCAAGTTCGATTCTTGGTGGCGGGGCCAGTTGACAACTATAACTAATAGTGTTATAATTAAATTTTAAGGACTTATATGCGTAAACTTTCCGATAGTAGAGGCACACTAATTGACACAGAACAATGTGTTGAAAATGTAGGAACTAATAGATTTGATTTAGTTTTAATTGCGGCAAGCCGTTCAAGAGAAATCCGTAGACAACATAAAGAAAGCGAAAAGCGTGAACACATTTTTCCAATCATAACAGCCTTACAAGAAATTCAAGAAGGCAAGATTGGCAAAGAGTACTTGAGTAGAGTACGTTAAGAATACTGCCTGGTTAGCTCAGGGGTAGAGCAACGCCTTTACACGGCGAAGGTCCGCGGTTCGAAACCGTGACCAGGTACCAACATGTGGGTGTGCCGCTGAATGGTTAGGCCCCGGATTGCAAATCCGTATTATGCAGGTTCGAATCCTGTCACCCACTCCAAACATGTCTTAGTCCATTTTGACTAAGTGGTGGAAATCGAACTCTTGAAATCAGTTCGGCCCCATTTAGGATGCTAACAGCAATTCACAATCTTATCCAAGAAGAAAACGCATCCTGTTTATTTTAAGCAGTTTAGCCAAAATGTAGTGACAAGAAGTACAAAGTATACTATAATAGATACATAGCAAGCAATAATGCTTGTAAGAGTTTTAGGATCGGTACAGCAACATTCATATACTATGAATCGTTGGACCCTATGGTAATAACTGGAGTTGAAGGGCTTGCCTGGAGATGTTGAAGGTTATTATTGGAATAGACCAACAAGCACAGAGTGATGGCCTGTGTAAAATAAAAGCAGTCAACAACGATCCTGTTTAGTCATAGGATGACTACAGCAATTTAAAACATACTGACCTTAATGCTATAGAAGGTGGTCGCAGGACACAGTAGAAATACTGTTCTAGAAATAGACACCGATGGAATAGACGACAGCATGGAAAGACATACTATGTTTCTAACGCAGACACAAGTTTAGATAGTCAACGTGAATCGTTGATAGGGTCTGGGTGCTATAATTGGCCAGACCAGAATACTAAAAAAATTGGCACACTCATCCTGTTAAAGTTTTAGAATGTTAACAGCAACTTTAAATTTCAACTATAATCGAAAATAAAATACATTCTGTAAAGGTAATTAAAATGAACGCATTTGTAACAGCAGTAGCAAACCAAGAAGCCCGTACCCAAAACGGTATGAAGGCACGTAAGTCAACAGCTTCGGCTTGTGTTGACTTGTTCTATAACATTGGTGCAAGCCGTGGCAAGGACATCACAGGCGACTTTACAGCCGCTTATGTAGAAAACTCAGACGTAGCACTACGCATCGCACAATGGGCACGTGATGTCCGTGGTGGTGCAGGTGAACGTCAACTGTTCCGCGACATTCTAGTACATCTAGAAAAGCGTGACCCAGACGCCGCTTTGGCTCTGTTGAAGAAGGTTCCAGAAGTGGGCCGTTGGGATGACATCTTTGTCTTCACTTCACCAGTGTTGAAGTCAGCCGCTTATACCATGTTGGGCGATGCCCTACGTGCTAAGAACGGTTTGGCTGCAAAGTGGACTCCTCGTAAGGGTAAAATCGCGGCTGAAGTGCGAGCATTCTTTGGAATGTCTCCTAAGCAGTACCGCAAGTCATTGGTAACAATGACCACAGTTGTTGAAACTCAAATGTGTGCAGGAGATTGGGACAACATCAACTTCAGTCACGTGCCAAGTGTTGCTTCACGCAACTATAAGAAGGCATTCAACCGTCACACAACTCTGTTCGCAGAATATGTGGCCAAGTTGGTAAGTGGTGATAAGACTGTTAAGGTTAACGCCAACGCAATCTTCCCACATGATGTGCTGAAGGGAATCGCTCACAGCTACACCAAGCTGGACAAGACAGAAACTGACCATGTGATTGCACAATGGGACGCTCTGCCTAACTACGTAGGTGACGCAAGTATTCTACCTCTAGTTGACGTATCAGGTTCTATGACTACCCCAACAGGTGGTAAGGGCGATGTGCGTTGTTTGGACGTTGCAGTTAGCCTTGGCTTGTACTTGGCAGATAAGAACAAGGGTGCGTTCAAGGACACATTCTTGACTTTCTCCAGCAAGCCAGAACTTGTAACCCTAAAGGGTAACATTGTTCAAAAGGTGGAACAAATGTCTAAGAGCAACTGGGAAATGAGCACTAACTTGCATGCCGCTATGGACAAGATCCTAAGCGTTGCAGTTAAGGGTTCTGTACCAGCTAGCGACATGCCAGCCATGTTGTTAATCTTGTCAGACATGCAGTTTGACCAATGCGCCCGTTACGACGACAGCGCAATGCAAATGATCGAACGCAAGTTCGCAGATGCAGGTTACACTGTGCCGCAGATTGTTTTCTGGAACCTAAACAGTACCGGTAACGTGCCTGTGGCGGCTGACAAGAGTGGTGCCGCATTGGTAAGTGGATTTAGCCCATCAATCATGACTAGCTTGCTAGCCGCTGATATGGATCAATTCACTCCAGAAGGCATCATGCTCAAGACTGTAATGAGTGATCGTTACGCTCTGTAAGTAACTGCTGGCCCACCTTAGCCTAGGCTGAGAATCCAGCATCCGCGATACACGAAATGTGGGATGGGCTGTGTATCCGGGGTTTTGGGGAGAGTTCCTGACACAAAAATCTCTCCCCACTAATTCGTTGTTTTATTACAACACCGGCCCTGTTAGCCTAGGTTGACAGGGCTTCTTTTTGATGTTATAATATAAGTAATTGATTAACACCAATCTAGGAGTAATATGAGAGAATTTGAGAGTATCCAAGGTGACAACTTAGAAGAAAGCGATATGGCTCAATTGTTGTCAGTAACAGCAAATGCTGATGCTGTAGCAAGAGTACGTGCCGCTATCCCAAAAGGACCTAGTTTAAGTCATTGTAACGAATGCGGAGAAGAGATCCCCGTAGCTCGCCAAAAAGCAGTAGCAGGATGTACTATGTGTATCGATTGTCAGCAGTATGCAGAAAGAATGAAACGTGCCTAAATGTTATCAATTAATTGGAGTGCCTGCCGCAGGTAAAAGTACTTGGCTTAGAAGTCAAAACTGGATTGAAGGCATGGAGTATGTGAGTACTGATTATCATGTGCATGAATATGCTAAACTGCAAGGTAAGACTTACAGGGAAGTATTTGAAGAATACATGCCCACAGCAGTTGAACTAATGGCCAAAGAAGTTGTTGCCGCTAGACTAGTAGGTCGTGATGTACTTTGGGATCAAACTAGTACTACTGTTAAAAGTCGTGCTCGTAAGTTCAATATGCTTCACGACTATCATCATATTGCTGTGGTGTTTCCAACTCCAGCAATTGACGTTTTAAAGGAACGTTTGGCATTGCGTATTGACCAACCAATTCCTTGGGAAGTTGTACAGGGCATGATTGATAATTTTGAATATCCAACTGAAGCGGAAGGTTTCAAAGAGATTTGGAGAATATAATGAGAGTTGAAAACATTAACGGTCGTAATCTAATGTGTGGCTACATTTATCCTTTGGCAGAACTTGCTGTGGGACAAGAATGGGCACAAGCTGATGGTGTTGATCGAGTTGTAACAATTCGTGAAATTGAAGGCAATACTATTCGTTATGGTGATCACGCTAGCGATACCCTGTACGAAAAGGATCAATTTGCATTTCAAACACGATATTGCAGGGTAGTATAGCCAAAACGAGCAGTTGACAAACTCTCCTTTTGGTTGTATAATACATACATAAACAAGAAAGGAGGGCATGATGCCTAGTGTATTTTTAGTAAGCGACACGCATTTTGGACACACCGGCGTCTGCCGCTTCACACGTAACGATGGTGTTACAAAATTAAGGCCATGGGATAGTCCAGAGGAAATGGACGAAGCTATGGTTAAGGCGTGGAACGAACGGGTAAAGCCCACTGACAAGGTCTACCATTTAGGTGACGTTGTTATCAACCGTAAAGCGTTAAAAATCATGAGCCGCTTAAACGGCGACAAGGTGTTAATCCGCGGTAACCACGACATCTTCAGGGATGACGAGTATCGTATGTACTTTAGAGAATTACGTGCATATCACGTTATGAACGGAATGATCTTAAGCCATATTCCGTTACACTCAGATTCAATGGGTCGTTTTGGTACTAACATTCATGGACATACCCACGCAAATCGTGTGAAACGAGCCCGTGGAGTTGATGCTAGAACTGGAGAAGTTCTGTACAGCGATGAAAACGATGTTCGTTACCATTGCGTTTGTGTAGAACAAACTGACTTTGCGCCCATACTGTTTGAAGACGTTATAGCACGTATTGAAGCAGAAGGCGGATCAGTAGGATTTAAGAATGGAAACGGTCCTACTATGTAATAATAGTAGCACTTTAATAGGGCCTTCGGGCCCTATTTTTTTGGCTTGATCATTCGGCGCAATAGAATAAATAGTATATAGAAACATAGGGCCGTGCCCTAACAGTATACGGAGATTTTCAATGGCGCTACAAATTAGAAGAGGTTCAGACGCATCTCGAGGAACTACAAGATTCGCATCAGGTGAATTAATTTACACTACTGATCAAAAAGATTTGTGGGTTGGAGATGGCACACCTAACGGTGGAACACAAATTGCTCCTGTTAAAAGTGTTAACGGATATCCTGCAACTGTAGCTGGCGCAGGTGCTGGCAATGTTGTATTAACTACTGATAATATTGCAGAAGGTGCAAATACAGCAAGAAAATACTACAGTTCAACATCTTCTAAAGCAGACGCCGCGGCGGCCTTGGTAGCTGGTAACGCTGGAAATACTGGAATCACATTTAGTTATAATTCAGGTACAGGCGCAATTAATGCTGTTCTTCAAAATGCAGGTGGGTTATCAACAGTATCAGGAGATCCTAATCCAGCATTAGGTGGCAATTTAAGTTTAAATTCACGTAATATTACAGGTACAGGTAATGTCAATATTACCGGAACTATTACAGCTACTAGCTTTACTGGTACTGTAACTACCGATTCAATTACTCCAGTTACTAGTCTAGTTTTATACGGAGCTACTTCAAATCCATTAACTGTTAGAGGAATTCCAGCAGTAAGCGGATCTGTCAATATTGACATTAACACATTTAAAGGAACTGTCGGTTCACCAACAAATACTGGTGCTGGCGACCAAATTGGTTCTTTTAGAGCACTTGGTTATAGAGACGGAAATTATAAGATTGGTTCACAAATTACCACAGCATGGACCAGCGATGCAGATTTTACAACAAACAATCCTAAATCAGTACTTTTCTTTGCTACTGGTAATAACAATGAAACACAAACTGGACTTCCTCCAGCATCACTAGACGGTAACGGTACATTTACTGCCAAAATTATTCAAATACCTTCGTATGCGACTGGTGCGTATCCAGCAGGTGGAACAATAACAGCACTGTCTGGTGTGACTATTACAGGAGTTGCTGGACAATTCCAATGTGCATCAACTACGTTAACACTTGGTGCAACTGTAACAATTCGTGGTAATATTGCTGGCGCAACAATTAGTGGATATACTAGCCCAACAACATACTATGTTATTGCTACTAATGGTTCGACAACATTTACATTATCAACTACCGGCAACGGAACTGGAGTTACAACTAGTGGTACAACTCCAACAGGATTAACATATTCAATGCTGTTGCCGCAAAAAGGTATGATGATATTTGATAGTACTACAAATGACTTCATGGGCTTCAATGGAACTAACTGGGTCGCATTTACTGGACCTTAATTCCAACTAGGGTACTTGGCTAGTTCTTCATAAAACTTATCGGGGTATAACTGCCAAACTGTTTGGTTAGTTCCCCGATAATTCATTTCCGCAACACGTTTCATCTGGCCAGTGGCTTCCATAGCTGGCCCAAATATACGATGTACTAGACGTTGCGTTCCAACACTACTTTCATTACTAGTAATATACAATTTACTTCCTGCCGGTGCCCAGTTAATACAAGCTGGAATTAAGAACTGACTGGTAGCATGTTGGTGTGTTACAATTTGATTGCGAGTGCGCAAAGTAGTCATGGGAAGCTGATCTGTGAACACACAAGTACGTACAGCAATGCGATATGCGTCCAAGCCCATTTCTGGGAACGAATGTGCGCCTACACTGCCTATGGCTTTATTGTTGTAGTAAAGAATCCAAACGCACCATTCTTGTTCCTTTGCTAGACTATCCACTAACATTTTTTGACTAGCGTTATTAACAAAGCCCTTAGACTCTGCCATAGCATAAAATTCTGCTAGATCTAAGTTGGGTGTCCATTGTACCATTTTAAAGTTCATACAGTAATTATCACCATAAATAACAGCAGAAACTAATTACGGAGAATTTATGAAATATCATATCCACAGTAATGGATGGACTGTTATACTTGATGATTTTGATATGGCCACATGCAGTCAAGATGATGTTAATCTGATTGGCAAATTAGTTAACGAATATACACTAGTGGTTGCTAAAAAACAGTTTGTTACAGTGGAAGAAGAAACTAGGTTTGTTAATATGTGGCACAATCCTATCCCGCAGTTAACACCCAAAGACGGCGATAAATTTACACACATTGCTGTAGATACAGAAGGAAAGATATTAAGAATTTCTGGAATTAAAGACGAGCATGGAAACGATTTGGGGTTAGCTGGACACGAAGATGAAATGGCGTGGCATTCAAACCCTCCAGAAGATCCAGCACGTAATTCAATAGTATATTTAAGAGCAGTAGAAGGGTCAGTAGGTTCACAAACAGAATGGAACAATACTATTTTGATATGGAATGAATTGTCCCAAGAAGAAAAAGATAAGTTGCTCCCACTTAAAGTCATACCTAAAGTTGGTGCTAGTTTATCTGGCTATAAAGACAGAGATACTAATGGTCAAGAAATGCCTGACCAAACAAGATTTAATCTTGTGCATACTAATCTAGCAGGTAAGACGGGTTTATATTTTCCGTTTGTGCAGTTATCGCGTTTTGAAGATATGACGGTAGAGGAAAGTAGAAAGATTATGGATCCACTTGCGGAACTGGTCACTCAACCCAAGTACTGTTATAAGCATGATTGGGAAGATGGAGATATGGTTATTGCAGAACAATGGCTAGGCATACATAGACGATTGCCTTTTAAAGACATAGGCAAAAGATTATTACATAGAGCTGGATTTGACGCACCATGAAATATCACTTACATGAAAATGGGTGGACTGTTATCCTAGACGATTTTAACATGGCTACTTGTACACAAACTGAAATTAATTTAATAGAACGACTGATTGCCAAGTATACGCTAGTTATTGCTAAGAATCAACACGTTAATAAAGACGAAGAAATTAGATTTATTAAAATGTTTCACAATCCAATACCTATCATGCCTCCCGGCAGTCCAGGCTTTGATAGTATTGCAGTAGATCCTGAAGGATTAATTTTAAGGGTAACAGGCGAAAAAGACAATGAAGGCAATGTTACCGGCATAGCAGGACACGATGAAGAACTAACATGGCATGCCAATGTGCCGTATGATCCAAATAGAAATTCTATAATTTACCTAAGGTCGGTGACAGGTTCAGCTGGATCTGTCACCGAGTGGAATAACACAATACTGGCATATCACGATTTACCGCAAGTAACTAAAGATCAATTAGCAACACTTAAAATCGTTCCTAAGAAAGGAACAGAACGCGATATGCGGATTGGGTATGCTTTAGAAACCGGAGAAGAACAACCTGATCAAACACGGTTTGATTTAGTGTATACAAACATAGCAGGCCAAATCGGCCTATATTTCCCTTATAATCAAATAGCTCGATTTGATGGCATGACCGTAGAGGAAAGTAGAAAGATTATGGATCCGTTATTTGAACACGTTACACAATCTAAGTATTGTTATAAGCACAATTGGGACGATGGAGATGCAACCATAGCAGAGCAATGGCTAGGTATACACAGACGCTTGCACTTCGATCGAATGGAATATCGAGTATTACACAGAGCAGGATTAGATTTTTCTCCGCAAAATTACGATGGAATAATAGAATGAAATATCACTTACACGAAAACGGATGGGTAGTTAATATAGAAGACTTTGATATGGCCACATGCACCCAAGACGATATTAATCTAATGGCAAGATTAATTGCCAAATATACATTTGTAATTGTAAAAAATCAATTTCCAACACCAGCAGAAGAAGTAAGATTTGCTAAACTGTTTCATAACCCGTTACCACTGTTTGGAAGAGACTCTGTAGAAGTTAGAACAAAAGGTATAGACCCTAATGATGCAGATCCTGAAGGTATATTTTTAAGAGTCACTGGTAAAAAAGATGACGGCTGGGAATTAGGAATAGCAGGGCATGATGAAGAACTTGCATGGCATTCAAATGTACCGTGGATAGCTGACCGAAGTTCTATAGTGTATCTACGAGCCGTGGAAGGATCTGTAGGATCTATAACTGAATGGAATAATACAATATTAGCTTACCACGATTTACCCGGCGAAATTAAACAACAAATAGCAAACCTTAAAACTGTACCTTTGTCAGATGTTAGATTGGCATTATCGTTGCAAGGCGACGACATGGGCAAGGAAGTAGAAAATCAACACAGGTTTAACCTAGTACATACAAACATAGCCGGACAAACTGGCTTGTATTTTCCGTTCTTACAAATATCTAGATTTGATAGTATGACCAGAGAAGAAAGTAAGCCGTTATTAAACATGTTAGCAGAGCATGTAACCAATCCTAAATATTGTTATCAACATCACTGGGAAGACGGTGATGTGGCCATATCTGAACAGTGGTTGGGTATACATCGCCGACTACATTTTGATCGAATGCAAGAAAGAATATTGCATAGAGCAGGCTGGGACTTTCCTATACAAAATTATCTTGAGGATATAGCATGAAATATCAAATGCACGAAAACGGTTGGACTGTCATTGTAAGTGATTTTGATTTTAATTATGCTACTAAAGAAGATATAGATCTAATATCTAGATTAATTGCCAAGTACACAATAGTAGTTGTAAAAAATCAACAACTATCTTTAGAAGATGAAATACGTGTGTGTCATATGTTTAAAGATCCAGAGCCAGCTTTTAAACCAACTGAAGGTAGTTTTAAAAGATCAGCGGCCGATTTAAAAATTGATCCAACTGGTTTAATTTGCCGAGTCACTGGAGAAAAAAACGAAGACGGTGAAACTGGTATTGCTGGTCATGCTAGCGAAATGGCGTGGCATAATAACATGCCATACGAACCAACCCGTAGGTCAATTGTATGGCTGTATGCTGTGCGCGGGTCTAACGGATCAAGAACTAGTTGGAATAATACTATATTAGCATATAACGACTTAGACCAAGAAACTAAAAATAAATTTAAAGAACTTAAATGTATATATTTTAGTGGAATTAATCTTGCTAACGAGTATGTTAGCACAGGCAACGCAGAAGATGAAAACAAACAAGTAATTGAAACATTCACTCCGCCTTTAGTTTATACAAATAACGCCAATCAAACAGGACTTTATTTTTCACCGTACTTACTAGAAAGATTTGTAGGGTTAACTAAAGAAGAAACTAAAGCAATTGCTGATCCGTTATTTGAATACGTAATACAAGACAAGTATTGTTATCATCACGATTGGCAAGACGGTGATGTTGTAATATCAGAACAGTGGTTGGGCATACATAAGCGTTGGCCGTTTGAACAAATTGAAAAACGTATGTTACACCGTGCGGCTTTTGAATTTACCGACCAAGATTATACTAACCTGTAAACTGAGATTCTAACCCTTTGCGTTTTAAATCGTACCAATTTCTAATAGTGTCGTTCATTTGCTCAACACCAATTACTGGTACTTGAAAAGGTGCTTCCACAATCCATTTAATAGCAGTCGCTATATGTGCAGGGTCCATTGTAGTTTTTAAACCTAAAGGTTTGGCTGAAGACTTAAATCCGCCTACAGTTACATGTGTAACTTTAAATCGTTCATCAGTTAGACTTAACCCTAATTCTTTTAAATCATTCGATTCTTTATATTTGCTAGGATTTGCTGGAAGCCATTTAGCATACTCGTCTATACTTCCAATATTAAACACATGGCCTTCTGCCCATACTTCTCGAGCTATAGTTAATACAGTTGCTTGCAAACCATTCTTAACGTATGCATTGTTTACAATTACATTGTAGTCTGTTAAAATAGATTTTAATCTAGATAAACCGTCTTCTGTTGATAAATCATATCCGTTAGATCGACTTACAAAAGTACTGTTAGGAAATAGTTTTTTAATTTCCATAGCAATGCCTATGTGTTCTGGATTTCCAGTACAAAGTACTTTAAACATTTAATGCCTTTGCAATAAAATCTGCCGGATAGTTTGTTCTAAAACTATTCCAACATAACTGATCCATTGTTTGCCAAGATTGAGGAACATTCCATTCTATACCCATGCTACTTAAATGTTTGCGTATTTCATCTTGTCTAGTGCTATAGATATGGCTTTCAACTTCTTCGATACTAATATTTGGTTCTGTTACACGGTAGGTGAAAAAGTAATTGATACTTTTTAATTTTCCATCTACTATAAAATAACTACTTGGGTGCATACTGTATTTGTGCAATCCAAGACTTTTATGGGCGTGAATTATTTCTAACATTTGATCCTGCCAATCCGGCAATATTGTATCGTAGTTAGTCATGTCGCATCCTGCTTGTTCCCAAAAATCAGGACCGTCTATTTCTAAATACAATTTTCTGTTATCAAGGTCAATATTTTTAATTGTAGGAACTAAGTTAGGGTAATTGTTTCTCATCTGCGTAAGGTAGTTAACTTCACGCAACCATTTTTCCTCCATTTTAGAAGGATCTACTACTTGGTTTTTTCCTTTGTGATATTCAGTATCATTATGATACCATTGCACAAAAGTTTTTTTATCTTCACTAATAAGACTAGTGTAGATTAGGTTATTACGGCATAGGCCTTGACCGGGTACGTTATTGTAGTAGTATTCGTATTTCATAATGTGCTAAACATGATAAAAGAAATGTTTTCGTTGCCCTCATTAACTATGTTAGCATAGCTTGTTTTGTCTAACATGTCAATGGTGTAAATTTTACCAACTTCTGGAACAACACTATAATGACCGTTACTGTCATATGCACGTAGCCAATTTGTTCCATTAGTTACTAGCGGTACAAAAACTCTTATATGTGGTTTAACTCCAGCAGTCCATTTACCAATATAATCGCCAGGTTCAAAGGTCATTACAAAAGATCTAAACACATTGTTAAAATTATCTTTGATCATCTTAAAGAATCCAAATACTAACGCAGTATCTTTAAAATACTCTGGACCTTCATCATGCGGATCTATATCGCAATGATAAGGAAACGCAAGATCATTGTAAATAGTCTGCAACCCGTAACCGTGCATTGTCTTTAAACTAAAATGATCGCTAAGGCTTCTTGTATCATTGTGATCTTTTATGTAGTGCCAATGATAATGTTCGTAGTCAGTTTGTAGTTGTTTTAAATAAGCAACAGCATCTTGCGGATTATAGGTTAACTCAAGTGTTGTTATCATTTAGTATCCAAGTATATGCAATGTAAACTTTGGAGTCATGCCAGCGTTAATGCCAGTATGCCATTCTTTATAATTTTTCCATTTAAAAATAGAACCTTCAGGAACATTATATATGTAATCATCTCCAATTATAAAAATATGTCCCATAGTAGGAGAACACATTGTTATGCTATAACGTTTAATTTTTCCTTTTTCTAAATATGTTTGTTCGTTGTCGTCTACGTCCCAGTGCCATGGAGCCATGTAGCCAGGATCAATACGACTAATCCACGCACGATGTACTCCTGTTAAACGTAAGTAATTAGCCACGTCATTGACTAGATCTTGTTTAAAATCTTTGCCTGGGTAATAGTTAATCCACTGCATAGAATTGGTGTTAAACTTGGCATCTTTCCACATTTTATTAATATCTGCATAGCCAGGGTCGTCTTGGTGTGCTGTTAACCCAGCCATTACATCGGTACCAGGATTGTTAATTAGTTCCTGTGTAAGATTGATTAAATTATGTCTGTAATAGTATCCTAAGTAAATGGTACTTTTAAGACTAGTTAGCAATCGTTTGTCAAATACAGATGTTGTAATCATTCTAAGTATCCAAATGCCCACAAGCGTTCTTTACACCACCAGCAAGATCCGCAGTGTCCTTCTGTATGCGTGTCTGTTTCACAACTTCTAGTAAATGGAAACAAATCTTTTTCTATTGCTAGCTCTTTATATAACGTAGCAATACCTTGTTTAGTATAATTAATCATTGGATTATAAACACGGCTATCTTGCGAAAGTTTTTCTTTGTATTGGCCGTCTATAGTAAGTGCAGGATTACTACAATCAGTACCCAGCGGAATGTTTATTTCTAAACCAAATAACGGATGCACATTATCATAATGTCTCCATTGTCTATGCCACTCAGGGCCGGGCATTCCCCAAGATGCATAAACATCATCAGGTGGAAATTTGGTTAATCCTGTGTATAAAATATCAATGTCACCCGAGTCTAAAGCATCTTTATAAATTTTAAAAATCATCTCCGGTGTTTGATGAGCCGCAGGCATCTTATGTACAAAGTAATTAGTTTTGCCTGTAAGTTCTGCACATCGTTTAACTACTTTATCAAACGCTGGTTCTAGTACAAATTGTCTTTTAGCACCGAGCAAGTTATAGATATGTAAATCGTGCTTTATTTCTTTCATTAACAAGTATAGTATAACAGCACTATCAGCGCCGCAACTGGTACTAATACCTACTGGACCATCTCTATAAATGCCAAAATCAATATTGGCTAATTTCATGCTCTCTAATTTCATACAATATTTATTTAGGTGGCCGGCCCTGCCATAAATATCTGATGCTAATTAAAACCCTATCCATGTGTGAACACTGCTATAGACATATACCAGCTGAACGGTTTGAACGGGACGGCCAAGTATGGTTAGGTAAAACTTGCCCAAAACATGGCTATCATGAATGTTTAGTTGAAATTGATTCAAATTTTTATAAAACTCACAAATACACAAAACGTAAACCTAGTTCATACTGGTTAGATATTACTAACAGATGTAATTTAGAATGTCCGCATTGTTACCAAATGCCCGATAATGAATCAAAAGACCCGGGCATAGGTTATTTGATATCCCAAGTTGAAAGCTGGCCAGATGATGGATTTCCAATCAGCTTAGTTGGTGCTGAACCAACTACTCGTAAAGACCTTGCAGATTTAATACGTGCTATTCAGGCAATACCTGGTAAGCCTAGAATGATAATGGTTGTTACCAACGGAATTAATTTAGGTAAAGAAGAATATGCTAAAAAGTTTGTAGGTATAGAAAATCTTAAATGGACTATTGGCCTTAACCATCCCGAATATAACGGCGGGGTTATTCGTGTTAAGCAACAAGCAGGGGTAGACAACTGTGTTGCATTAGGACTTACTATTAAAAACTTTACATACACGTTGGGTAGTTTAGATCAATTAGAATATTGTTTAAACGAAATGCAAGAATGGAACCGTTTAGGAATTTGCGACAACGCCCGTATACAAGTAGGTGTAGACATTGGACGTATTCCTGAAGACAATCCTCCTGAACTATACCTTTCACAATTAGTACACGCTACAAAAGAATTATGTAAACATAAAGGCTGGTCGTGGGAGCCTTCAGAAACTGAAGGCAATAGAACACACTACTTGGTGCGTATTAACGGACTAGTACACAGATTAATTAAATGGGTTGATGTTAAAACTATAGATTTTGAAGAAACGTTTTCAGAATCGTACGCAGACATGATTCCTACTAAACCTATGAGCCCATTACTGCATCAAGTTATACTGCGTGATAGATTTGTTAATGAAGGTCAAATGCTATTTGATACAATACCAAAAGAGTATCTATGAATAAATTAGAAGATACACAGTCCCTATGTGAGCATTGCTATAGACACGTTCCTGCTGTTAGGTTTGAACGTGACGGACAAATATGGCTATGGAAAAAATGTAAATGGCACGGTGAAAGCGAACACTTAGTAGAACCTGATGCTGAGTTTTATTTAAATTACAAATATCCTAGACAAGCATTAAACAGCTATCTAATAGAAGTAACTAACAAATGTAATCTAGCATGTCCTAATTGTTATCAAGAACCTGATAACATGAGCAAGGATCCAAGCATAGAATATTTGACAACATTAATATCAAGCTGGCCTGATGATGGTAAACCTGTAGCATTATGCGGGGCAGAGCCTACTGTACGCAAAGACTTAAAAGAACTAGTATTAGCCATACAAGCACTGCCAGGTAAATCCCGTAGTATAATGATACTAACTAATGGCGTGTATTTTGCAGATAGAGAATACACAGAACAATTTAAGGATTTAAAAGATGTAATGTGGACGATTGGACTTAACCATCCAGATTATCAAGGTCGTACTGTGCGAGCCAAACAAATGGAAGGTATTAAAAATTGTACAGACTTTGGCTTAAGAATTAAAAATGTCAGCTATACATTAGAAACAATGGATCAGTTGGAATACTGTTTAGAAGAAATACAAGAATTTGGAAATAGTATATGTGAGCAGTATCGTGTACGCTGTGGCGCCGATATTGGAAGACATCCAGGCGGCCCAAAGGTATTCCTTTCAGACTTATTAAAAGAAACTAAACTAATTTGTGAAAAGAAAGGTTGGACGTTTGAGTATAGTCCTGGCGGTGGCAATCGAGCGCATTACCCTGTGCTAATTAATGGAATGTATGTTAAAATAATACAGTGGCCCGATGTTCGAACAATTGACTTACTAGAGGTACAGACAGAAGCTATATCTGATATACTCCCCGGCAAACCGCCAAGTCCGTTAGTACATCAAGTTATACTACGAGATCAAGCAGTTAATAAAGGACTGCCGTTATACGATACAATACCGCAGGAGTACATAGATAATTATGGCAATATTAGGAATCAATAAACAACCGTACTTTGATATGGCTCCGCATTTAGATATGCAAGAGTTTGATAGATTGCAACCTGAGATATTGTCAGGCTTTGCTCTAGCACGACACTACGCTAAAGAAGGCACGTGGATGAAACCAGGTTTTACTTTTGACGACATGAGCTATAAACTTAGTTGGAAACCTATCTATCAGTCTATGGATGAATTTATGGAACTGCCAAAAGACGATCCTATATATCAAGCAGGCATGGCACTAATGCCTAACAATTTTAAAAATTTCCAAGAACGCAACGTGTTCACACGTTTCTTAAAAATGGCAATGGGTGCGTATGATCCTTACATTTATTATTACTTGTGGGAAGAAGGATCGTGGGATGACAGAACAGCGCCACGTAAACTAACACCAGAAGCACAATACTTTCCTAACACAGTCAAGTGGGTTGAAAGTCTAGTAGGCACAGTGTTTGAAGACATTGGTCGTGTTATATTTTTTCACTGCGAAGCAGATGGTATTCCATTTGAGCACAGGGACTTAGATGCTAATAACGGTGTTAACATAGTTAAACCGCACCGTAACGAATTTATACACATCCGTCCTAATACTAAGAAAGCTATGTACTTGTGGGATCCAGAGAATAAAAACAAAGTGTATCTTAACACTAGAGCGGCTTGGTGGAATGACGTCGACTGGCACGGCGGTGAACGCATTATGGAACAAAGTTACAGTCTACGTATTGACGGCAAATTTACAGAAGACTTCCGCAAGGCACTGGGTATCGATCATTTAGATACCTATTAATTATGATATACATCGGCAATTATAAAGATTGGATACAGCAAGAGTGGATTGACTACTTACTAACTACTGACGGAACTCCTCGACCACAGACAACAAGTGAAAACCCTAATAGCCCAGAGTTTAGAAAAGCCGCTAGTGTAGGTTATGATTTAACTAAAATTTATTGGTACCATTACACCAATACCAATAATACATTTCCGTTACCCTTAGAACTTCCGTTTGACAATAACCGCAATCACATTTGGTGGTTTATAAAAATGAATCCCGGAATGTTTATGCCTATGCATAAAGATCCGCATGCCGTAGAAGAAAAAAATGTTAAACGATATTGGATAGCATTACAGGATTATGAAGAAGGACATATACATATCAATGCTGGGCAGTTTTTATCTAATTATAAAAAAGGCGATATGTATATGTATGATGACCCAACAGCAATACATGGTGCATGTAACATAGGTTACAACCCACGAATAGTTTTTAACTTTAGCACATACGATTAATATGGAATATATTGGTAATTATAAAGACTGGATTACTCCAGAATTAATGAATCATCTTAAAACACGAACCGGAGACACAACTCCTGTGTGGCAACCAGATAGATGGAAAGGTCACCCAATGTTGGATGAATTTAGAGAACTGGCCCGACCGGGATTTGCGCACAAGGACCACGACTTTCAACAGTTTAATTCTTCATCCAAAGATATGCAAGATTTTAAATTTCAGCTACCTGATCTTCCTAAGCAAGGAGACCATCAACGTTGGTGGTTTATTAAATTGTTGCCAGGACAAATGCAGGCTATGCATATTGATCCGCATCTTGTAGAAGTAAAAAATCCTGTACGTTATACTATGTTTTTAGAAGATTACCACCCTGGACATATATTTGTTTGGAATGACAAATTAGCTAGTAATTACAAAGCTGGGGATGTGTTCGAGTGGAGTGATCCTATGATTGTACACGGCTGTGTAAACATTAGTTTTCAAACACGTTACACTATGCAAATCACAATGTTTGACGATTAATATATTTTTTTAAAATACTCAGGAAATGGATTATCTGGCCAGCGTTCGTCAAGGTGATGCATAACAGTATTTTTAAAGAATACTTCAAAATTAATATTATCACCCTCTGTAGCATTATCAAATCTAGTTGTACTATCGCCACCAATTAATTTTTCTATAATAGTGCGTGGAATTAAACTATTGCTTTTTTCTACACAAGAATAAAAATCAAAAGTTTTTAATTGTTTGTTACGGTCAAAGAAAAAACAGTGAGGGTACAATGCCATTTTATAACACTCAGCCTGTGTTAAATCCGAAAGAAATGCAAACATTTGTGTTTTCCAATCTGGATATTCTACATCGAGATTTCTACCTTCAGTCATTAAAATTCTATTGATAGTATTTGTACCATCAAATTCTACAAACACGGATCTTGTATCTACATTAACATCTAGTAATTTTGGTGCCCAATTGTATCCTTGAAACTTTGTTAAGAATTTAACTTCGCGTTCAAAAAAGAAATCTACAACTTCTTTAGTTAACCTTTTATTTTTTTGATACGGGCTATTCTCATCATATTGCATACACATGATTGTTTCCCCAGGATTAACGATTGGTGTATATAATAAGTTAGTTGTGTCCCATGTATTACCACGAGTCATCTTGTAATAGTATTTCCAGTTATCCATTATCATAGTATTTTAAATTCTTCAGGTAGCATACGTTTAAACGATTCTAGTTTATCCTGCTCTATATTAAATGTTATTCCCACAACCCCTTGCGTAAAATTGTTTATCAATCCTAATTTGTTTGCTTCGTTAAACCATGGACTCATGGTGTTATCAAATAAAAATCTAGCGTGGCCTGTATTCTCCATACTAGTAGCTAACGATACTTCGACTGGATTGTTTAATTTATTATTTTTTAATAGTTTTCTAACTACCAATTGTACTCTTGCTCTACGGCCAAAATTTGTAGCAGTATGTAGGAAACTTGCATCCATGTCGTACCAAATACCGTCTTGTGACAACGGATACATTGTTTCTCTTACTAGGTCAATTAGATAGCTGTTGTCACCTAGTATATTCAAATGGTACCTATCATCTATGTCAGCATGAATTTGATAACATTGGTTAGGATCTAAAATAATGATTCTTGCTTCGCCTTTACTTACAGGCAATGAATCATAAAGTGTTTCCCAAACTGTACCTTTGTACTCATCTTTTAAAACCCACGGGTCATAGAAGAAGTTACCAGTTGGCTGGTTGATAGTTGTTTTCATTCCTCCAGTTGGCAAATGGTGACATGCCTCTTGAAATAAGTTTGGATTAGTAGTATAATTAGTAGGAGTTAGCATAGAAATATTTATGTGCTACTATTATGACTATAAATATTTCCATGACACAATCACCCACATTTTGTATGCATCCATTTACCGGATTGGCTACCCGAGAAGATGGCGCAGTCAAAGCCTGTTGCCGTAGCCACCCAGTTGGGTTTATACAAGATGATACATTAGAAGGTATTTGGAACAACGATACAATGCAACGTATTCGTCGGCAAGTGTTAAGCGGCGAGCGTCCTGCTGAATGTGCGCCATGTTTTAACTTAGAAGACCAGGGTGTTGAAAGTTTACGGCAACGACATATTAAAGGTGAAATACCCGAAGCACGTATTAACTTGTATCCTAATACTCCATTACAAGAAATTATGCCGTTTGAATTTCCCACAATGGAAATTAAGATGAATAATTTATGTAATCTTAAATGTCGTATGTGTAACCCTATGGACAGTACTAGTTGGAATGATTGGCAAGAAGTAGAATCACATTACAAAAAAGAAGATAATTTCCTAGTACAAAAAATTATTGATTTAAACTTAAAAAAGAAGCCATTCCTTGATAGTTTTGTTGATACAGATAACTGGTGGGCTAGTTTTGAAAAATTACTGCCTTACTTTAGACGTGTGGAATTTGCTGGAGGCGAACCTTTGATGGATCCTGCTCACTATAAAATTCTAGACATGCTAGCACCGTATGGCAATAACATTGAGATCAAGTATGCTACCAACTTGACCATGCTGGGAAAGAGTAATCGTACTATATGGCAATATTGGCCTAAATTTAAAAGCGTTGCTGTTAACGTGAGTATAGACGGCATAGGTGATAGTTATGAATATGTACGTGGCAATGCATCGTGGTCAGAGCTTGTTAATAATATTAAACAAATTCAAACCATACCTAATATTAGTCGTATTGTTGGTGCTGTTGCTGTACAGGTTAGTAATATTTTAATACTAGATAAGATGATTAAGTATTTCTTAGACGATTTAGGAATTGTATTTTACACTAACATGGTTAACTATCCAAATGTGTTATCTGCACAAGTATTGCCGACTGAATTGAAGGCACTTGCTATTACTAAACTAAAAGCAGTACGAGAACTTGTACCTAAATTTAAACACGTTAAGGCTAATCCTATATTGTTAGGGATTACACTGGGACAAATAGACGGCGTTATAAATTACTTGAATGCCCAAGATCAAAGCGATAAATGGCAAGAGTGTATAGAGTTTAATCGTAAGTTGGATGCTACTCGAAATCAGAACTTTTTTAGTACTACACCGGAATTTAAAGAATGGCAATGAAAGAGGAATTAGAAAAGTTATGCAACGTAGTTGAATTTGACGGAGTGTACTTGCCTATCAATCCTTCTTGGAAAAATATAGCAATTAGTTTAAGCGGCGGTGCAGATAGTGCATTACTAGCATATCTAATATGTAGTAATTTAAAAAATGTTAACGTACATGTAATCAGTAATATTAGAATGTGGAGATCACGTCCATGGCAACGGACAATTTCCGTTGAGATTTTCAACTGGTTAAAAAATAGATTTCCAGAGCATAATTTTTACAGGCACGAAAATCTTATCAGTCCAGAATTAGAACACGGATCTATTGGGACCACTATAAAAGATAGATTTGGTAATATGAAATCTGGTGATCAAATCATGTCCCGCAGTTTTGCAGAATACATTGGGCACTATAATAACATAGAGATTTGGTTCGCAGGTATTACTCGCAATCCTAAATTAGATTCAATTACTATGCGACCAACTGATCGAAATGTAGACTATTCTGACAAAACAGATATATCGCTAATGCTACTTAAATTTGGATCTGCTTTGGTATCCCATCCGTTTGTATTTGTCAGCAAGGATTGGGTTGTAAAACAATACAAGGATTTAAATATACTTGATTTGTTTAACGCCACTCGCAGTTGTGAAGGTGAGTTTGAAGGATTAGATTATCTAACATATACTCCAGGACAGTATGTTCCTGTATGCAAGAAATGTTTTTGGTGCCAAGAACGAACTTGGGCCAAACAGGAAAACGGACTATGAATAAAGTAACTAGCCGTTGGCCACATCAGAGTAGTATTAAGATTGAATGGAATCTTGGCAAACGATGTAATTACGATTGTAGTTACTGCCCGGCAAGTATACACGACAACTCTAGCGCACATACTGATATAGAAACGCTTAAGGCAACGGTAGACAAGTTGATGACATTAGGCAAACCTATACGTCTTAGCTTTACAGGCGGTGAACCGTGTGTGCATCCTAAATTTTTAGAGTTGGTCAAGTATTGTAAACATGTAGGCATTACATGGATCAGTGTAACAACCAACGGTACACTGCCATACGAATTTTATTCAGCACTAGAAGCAGATCAGATTGTGTTTAGTATACACTTAGAGTTTGACTGGAGGCGTGTATTCAATACTGTGGAAAGTGTAGTAGATTTAACAAACAAAAAAGTTATAGCACAAATAATGGCACATCATGATTACATGGATGCTGTATTACAATTACGTGCTAAATGTTTGTTAGCACACATTCCTAATACTGTAAGACGTATACGCTGGACAGAAGGCGATCACGATTTGTTTGATGACATGCGTTACAACGCAAACGATTTAAACTGGCTTAAAGAACAAGAAGCTACCGTAGAAGGTAATTGTGTAATCGATGCTACACAAATTATGCATGCCAACGATGTAATAAAATTGAATATGAACAAATACAAAGGTTGGACTTGCAACGCAGGTATAGAAAGCCTAATGATAAATTGGGACGGAGATGTACACAGAGCGACTTGTAGAGTCGGTGGTAGTCTTGGCAACATATATGAAGGCAACTTCGTTGCTCCTAGCGAACCCGTAACTTGTGACCGTAATTTCTGTACCTGCGCGGCAGACATTCCATTGACAAAATATGCGACTTCAAACAATTAACCCTTCTAAATATAAAAGACTATTTGCCTTTGGGTGTAGTTTTACAAGATACTATTGGCCGACTTGGGCCGACATTCTTTCACAGGATATTCCATACTACGAAAATTGGGGTTGGGGCGGTGCTGGCAATCTTTATATTTCAAATGCCATTATGGAGGCAAATAATAGGCACAAGTTTACTAAAGATGATTTGATTGTAGTAATGTGGAGTCAAAAAGGTCGAGAAGATCGTTACGTTAATAACGAATGGATGGTAACTCCAGGAGCAATGCTAGAAGAGCGTTATGGTACTGACTGGATTAAAAGATTTTATGATGACCGTGGTGCAGTCATAAGAGATCTTGCATTAATACAATCAACGCAAATATACTTAGATACTTTAGATTGCGATTGGATTAACATGGCTATTAACAGTTTTGCCAACGGAGATGTTGATAAAATAAGAAAAACTGCTCCGGGGTATTTTAAAGGTAAAGCAGACTGGAACGATGTTATTGTAGAGTTGCACAAAGGAACAATTTCAAATTTACTTAAAAATCAAGATGTGCTTACGTGCTACAAAGATGTATTTTTAAAAATAGAACCGTCAGTGTTTAATATACTACAAGACACTAAGGAATACAGATCACGTGGTAGACCTAACAATGGCGATGGGCATCCTACACCTGCTGAGATTTTAAAATATCTCGATTTAGTGTTTCCTAACAATACTATTAGCAGTGCGGCAAGAGAGTATGCGGTTTCGTTTGAAGAACAAATATGGAGTCAAAAAACTACTACAGAAATTTTTGAATCTAAATCTGTTAAAATTGCTAGATTATAACAAATCGCCCAACTCTGGAAATATTTTTCTAAAATCTGTTCCACGTTGTTGATCCGTTACAGTTAAATAATCCTCAAGCATAGGAAGTTTGTTAGACCAATCTTCTGCCATCATGTACTGTACTAATCCTTGCCAACGTTTAACTCCGTATGGGTTAGTCATAAATTCGTTATCAGATAATCGTCGAGAACAGAAATAGTCAACTTGTTTTACAACTTTGTCTTTTAAATGTTGTGGAAGTACTCTAACATTTAGATAGCTAGGTAAGTATACTAAGTGTGTTCCTATTAAGCCGGCGCCGTAAGGAGGCAAGTTAATCTTTTTGAAGTTTTTACTTTCCTTCCAATGCACTAAGTCTGGTATATTCATTACATTTAACAACTGCACAGCGCAGGCAATATTAACTGTAATGTTGTTAGGAGTATCGTCTAGTCTTTCTAAGTTGGTAACAACATCACTCCATTTGCTAGGATAACGTATATAATCATTACGGACGCCTACTGCATCGACACTAAAGTTGAATTTAACTTCTTTAAAATGTTTCCATAAATCAAATAATTTTTCTGGAAGTTCAAGCCCGTTAGAATTATAACGCAAGACGCATAATTTGGCGGCACCTGTTTCCACCATAAACTCTAATATCTTGTAGTGTTCAGGGATTAACAGAGGTTCTCCGCCTGCAAAATAAAGCTCGCGAATATTATATGCTTGCAAACGCATATCACTTAGGAAACTACCTTTCTTATACCACGTATAATCAAAGTCGCTATTCCATTGCTGATCTTGTTTTAGTTCAATAGTTTTATATTTAGGATATTGCAGTTTCCACTCTTTAATCCAACTGCTACTATCGTGTGGACTACACATAATACATTTAAGTTGGCACAAATTTCCTAAGCGCAAATCAAAATAAGGAATGTCTACAGGTAAACTACCATCTTTGCCGGTAGCATCTATAATAGTTGGCATATCCAATCGTTCGTTCCAAACTACGGATTCCCATTGACGTTTACTTACAATACCTTTAGATTCTTCTTCAAAGCATTTGGTACAGCTTGGAGGAACTTTATTATCTAGCATTTGAAGGCGAACTGCCTTCATATAGTCACTATTCCAAACTTCGGCAATGGAATGTGTTTGCAAATTCATAACTTGGCCGTTTTGCTTTACAAGGCCAACATCTTTAACATCCTCTTCACCTGCGCCACTAGCATTAGCAGTACAACACACACGAACATCGCCGTTAGGGCGAGTAGCAAGATGTATCCATGGCAAAGGGCATATAGATGTTTTATTTGTCATTGTTTAAGATTTTTTGTTTGTCTATTTTTATAAAAGGGCTATTAGGGCCGCACATGATTATACAAGTACTACTTGATTTTTCAGTCCATTTCTTTTGCCACATTGTTTGCCACGCATCAGTTTCTACTATATTTTTAAGGCCTAATTCTAAAACATTTAATTTATTAAATCCTAGTACTTGTTGTTGTATAATGGCGCCTTCTTCTAAGACAGAATCGTCTTCATATAAACTGTATTGCTTTAATAAATTGCTATCATAGTTCGTATATAAGAACGCACCTATCATACAGCACGGGCTTAATGTATATTGAGCATCAATGTATAGTTCTTTGTTGCGTAGACTTTGGCAATCTATAATTTCAGCGCCAGCCCATTTTTGATGCCCGGCTACCTGTTTACGTCCAATAAACTCTACTATCGTATCTTCTGGCTGTTCTATATTATAAATGAACTTGCCGCCTTTATCAACTACTGGGAACGGTCGGCTAAATCGTTTACTATTTTTTACAGTAAATTTTTTAAATCCTAGTTCACAGGATAATTGTTCAGCTTGTTTAACTTGGTGTTGATTATGTTTAAATCTAATAAAGCACCATTCCGCTTTGCCGCCCGAGTTAATAAATGCACTTGAGTTTTTTATTATCTTATCAAAATCTGTACCAATACGATATGTTGAATGTGTATCCTCTAAGCCATCCAATGCAAACACTACTATATGATTAGTGGGCAAACTTTCTGCTAAACTGCGCCACCAGTTTTCACTACGGGCACTGCCATTAGTATGGATCTGTAATTCTATTGTTGGGGATACAGAAGATACATAACTACACATTTTAATTAAATCGTTGTTAAGAATAGGATCTCCAAAGTCTCCACAAAAATTTAATAATCTAAGTTGAGATAACACATCAACCGTAAATATTTTTACAAAATTATCGTAAGTCCAATCATTCAATTTAAGTAGCGGGTTATCTATGCCGCCGTGAATGTTTCGAGGACACATTGGGCAACTAGCTTGACAACGGTTAGTTATTTCAATTTGTATCATTTCTAGCTGGTTAAATTTAAACATTTGATTTCCAGCTTAACTTTTTATCGATATAAGTTTGCACAAAGTTTTTAAATTTATCGTCGGAAGTATTTAAATTAGATAACTTATAATCGTATACATTTTCATATTGATTTGTTTCGTGGTATACAAACAGCCTGTCAGTTAAGAACGGATTACAACCTCTAAGGCCTTTGAAACCATTGTCTGAATAAAATTCTTGAACTAAGGTTTCTGCTTGGTACCAATCCATAGTATCATGTTTCCAGATAACGACATCATTTCTAGTGCTACCCACGCCACCACCCCTAGGAGTTGTAGATTGGAATAGAACATTACCGCTATCGTCTTTAGTTACAGTATATCCAGGATTTTGTCTAGCTTCTAATTTAACTAAGCCGTTGCCTACAAGTTCTTTAGTAAAACGACTTTGATTTGTTAATGTTTCATCATAGTCGGGAACTTCTAAAATATGGGCACTGGCACTTTGTCTAGACCATTTAGTGTTTAACCATTCTAACGAGTTGTTCCATGACTCTACACTTTCGCCTGGTATACCACAAATCATCTGTATGTTTGCTCTGTAGCGTTTAGGTGCATGTATGTCAGTATAGGCTTGAAAGTCTAACAAACCGTCTTGTAACTTTTCAGGATCCATTCCCTTACGTACAAGTTTACCAGCCGCATGATTAAATGTTTCAATACCCATACTATGTCCAAGGAAGCCTAGACGGATATAAGTATCCCAATGCTCACGATGTTTGACAACTAAGTCTCCACGAGCAAATCCACATATCCAAGGATTGTAATTTAATTCATCTACCGCATCGGCATACTTCTGTAATTTCTCAGGACGATCATTAAATGTTTCGTCCATAACACGCCAGTTCTTAATACCCCATTTTTCAAATCCTGTTTGCATTTGCAGTTTAAATTGTTCTTTGCTTACACTAACATCTTTAGCCTGTCCTATGATAGGAAAGTTACAATAACTACAACTAAACATACAGCCTCGGGCAGTTTCAATCTGCGGGCACTCGTATGCTAACATGAAATCTCTAGCTTCGTAATCAACAAGGTAACTGTCTAATGGCGCACTTGGATAGTGATGCAAACCGCGTATAACTTTCTTGTTTCCAAAGAAAGCAGAGTCTGTCATTAACGGTGCTCCTAGTGTTCCTACAAGATGCTTACACAATGCCAATATAGCATTTTCACCATAACTGTCAACCCAATAGTCCACCCCTTGTGCCGGAGTAGTCAACGCATTGTTTCCTCCTATTACAACTGGAATAGTAGGATATGATAGTTTAAGCCATGCTATGAATTCGTTTAAGTAAGGACTCCATGGATTTAAAAATGCTGTGCCAAAACAAAACATAACTGTATTTGTATTAGTGCGGGAACGAACTAGTTCTTGTAATTCTTCCAATTGCCAAAACGCAGTAAAATCTACCACTTCGGCATCCCAATCGTTCATCCGTAAAAATGTTGCTACACGATGTGTCCACAAGGATCTTTCCCAGCGTTTACCTGTTAAACTAAAAAATATTGCGTGTCTCATGCTATTATTGTATTTTTAATTTCTATAAAATCTTGGTAGTCTTTGGCTTTAGGTATACACATACCGCACCCGCAACGTTTGTTAGGACATACTATAAATTTATCTTTTTGCTCAAGTCGGTTTCTTAAATCTTCAAGTAACTTATCACTATCATCTAAATTACCAATTGGGCCACGCTGTTCGTCGTACAATGCTTGGCAGGTTTGGTGATGATAAACTAAATTTGTTTCTTGGTCAACATATAAGAAATACCAATCGACCATACAATTCCATTTTTCAAAATTAGTATTAATTAATTTAATAGGTTGCCATGCCCCGTCAACTTTGCCTTCCACACATCGACCGCCACAACAAGCACGGCCTAGTTGGTCTCCACCTGCAACTGATTTAGGCTTGTCTTCCAATCCCATCTCGGTCCAAAACCATGCTTGCTGTTCCTTTGAATATTCATGACTAGTTCTGCGATTTGTGCCGTCTGCATCAATAAACCAACCTTTACGTATAATTGCACCATCACCAATTGGTCTTGGATTTGCACGTATTCCTTGTTCTTTTAATTGATTGTATACTCCAGTTGTTTCTTCCCAATGGTCTGCATGTAACATTACATTAACTTGTAGCTTAACATCTGTTTTGGATAATGCTATGATGTTTTTTATTGCACGTTCTTTTAACTTAGGATCTGCTTCTGCATGGTAGCTGATAGTTACATGGTTAATTGTATCTATAATCTTCTTAGAATAATTTTCTCCCCAGGCTCCGTTAGTAGTAAGACCTAGATAATAAAATTCAGGCTGAGACTTAATATGATCTAGTAGATTCCAGAAATTAGGATTGGCAGTTGGTTCGCCCCCTGTAAAATTAATATTAGTGTGCGTATCTTGTTTACGTTTAGAATTATACAAGTTAGCCCATGATTGTATAAAGCTAAATGTCTTTTTAAATTCTTCTAAACTTTTAAAATTACTAGTATTGTTATGTCTGGATGATTCACAATAAGAGCAGTCGTAGTTACATCGTTTGCCAGTATCCCAAACAACTGAAAATGACTCATTATTAGAATTGCGTATTGCGGAAGTTTCAATCATAGGGTTTCTCTTTCAGCAAACTGGTCAATTGGTTTGCTTAATGCATTAGTTCCGCAAGCTCTAGCACACGTTACCATTTTAGGGTCTGACCAATATCGATCCCACACCGTTTGATAGACCTCAGAGTCTACAATAGATTTAATACTGCGATACTGTGTATCGATGTTGTTGATTCCACCAAAGTCTTCAATCATAGCATTGTATTGGTCTACTATTACTTGCCTAACTTCTAGTATAGAAGATCCATCTTCTGTATAGTTGTAAGGAGTACTTGCTAGCCAGCAACAGGGAAATACTCTGCCAAACGCATCTATGTAGATTTCTTTGTTTTGCTGTGCATAGCAATTGATTGTGCTGGCCGCTACTATTTGTTTATAGCTGTCAAGTACCTTGCGGTCAATAAAAACAATTTTACTTTCATTAGCTGGTTCAAGATAGTGTGTTACTTTGCCTAGTTTATCAAGTACAGGGAATTTGCTTTCTAGTACAAATCTACTGCTGTCTTTCATAACAAATCGTTGAAATCCTAATTCGCTTGCAATAGATTTGGCAGTTTCTACTTCGTGGGCATTGTGTTTAAATCTAATAAATGCCCATTCGGCAATGCCACCGGCTTTTATATAGGATACTGCATTGCGAAGTATTTGATTATAATCAGTACCTATGCGATATAAACTATGCGTTTCATCCAGCCCGTCTATAGCAAACACTACTAAATGATTCTCTGGCATTGCGCGAGCAAGACGTTCCCACCAACTGCTATTTCTAAGGCTACCGTTTGTATGTATTCTAATTTCAATATTTGATTTATACTTGACACTGTATTCAATCATTTCTATTAAATCGTTATTAAGCAACGGGTCACCAAAATTACCGCAAAAATATAAGGCGTCAACTTGATCCAGCACTTCTTGATTTATTGTATGTTTAAAATGTTCAAGAGTCCAGCTGTTAATTTTAATTAACGGATTATCAACACCGCCGTGGTGATTGCGACTGCACATGGGACAACTAGCTTGGCAGTTATTTGTTATTTCTAAATGTATTTGTTTCAGTTCAGAGAATTTAAACATTTTTTATTTTATTCTTAAATTCTTCAGTAAACACCCCGTCAATGCGTACAGCGTATGCCGGCTCCGGAATAGGATCGCCACCATGTGTGTCCTTGTCGTTCCACCATCCTACACGGGACTCTATGTAAAATCGTTCTTTGGTTTCTGCATTGTAAACGTAAAACGGACGCTTTGTATTGACCCTGACGTGTATAAATTCTGAATCAGTATTTGATTCAGGGTCTGCTAAATTGTCTCTATGTTCAAATGAAATTCCAAACGAATCAACAGATACTATGTAGGCCCTGCCCACGTGTGTAAATATTCCAGCCGTTACTAGACTTTCTATCCATGCCAGTAGCGAAGGAAAATATTCTGCAATTTCGTTTGGTGGACGTTTTTTAGGATCAGCTTTCCAACCAGGAACGCCATCCCAGAAATTATAAACAGTATAGTGGTCGTGAGCACCGTAAGCATATTTCATAAATTCAACAAATGCGTGATTGTCCTGATCGCGAATGGCCAATCCTGTTTGCTTTAACGGATCGTCGTCTGGCAATGCCATAAATTCTTCATACGCATGAAACATCGGTTTAACTTTGTCAAACACATAGCTACGCTGTTCGTCTACGATTGGATTTCTAAATTGTCCACGTATTGTTAATTTTTTAGACAATGCCATACCTTTCAGTATATCAAGTTGAATAGCATCAAACGTTGTTAAGTCAATAAGATGTTCTAATTCAAAATGTGTTTGTCCGTAAGACCCAATCATTCCAGGTTTAACTGCCGGCATTATATTTTCCTTTTGGGTATTTTGCTATCTGCACTACTTACGCACATAGGAGTAATACATATTTTAGGTTCTTTGAATAATTCAAAACCTGTAAGGATATTTCCTATATTATTTTCCTTACAACTGTAAGCACGTTTAACTTCAGTACCTCTTATTATAACACTTTGATAGCCTGCATTGCAACCCCATCCTTGGAACTTATTAAATCCTAATGCGTTAAATCTTTCTGCTTGATCGATGTAGTAATCTTTCTCTCCATCATTAAGTCTAATTTGAAAAACTTCTCGTTGTTCATATTCGTCCTGCATAATTTTAATCATTTCAGGAGTGTATCCTTCTACAATAGCAGTAGCAGTATCATTGCTTTGTGGTTTGAGTGTTACATTAATCCCACGTTTGCGTAATCGTTCACAACGTTCTAGTGTTTCAAAAAACTTGGCTGGAACCATTACTTGATTGACAGTAACGTGTACTAGTTCGTACATTAACTGTAGACACTTGTCGCCAAACTCTTGCTCCTTGGCAAACTCATCATGAAAGCTGGCTGTAATACTTCTACGTTGTAACATCTCAGTGTTCTTACACCAAGTGTTCCACCATTTACTACCAGGCGACAAATTAGTAGTCATGTGTATACTCTGGTAAGTACTTTCAAGTTCGTCTAGGTATTTTACCAATTCGGGTAATTGTTTATATGCTGTAGGTTCGCCACCACTAAAGCTCCAATGAAATCTATCAAAACCATTAGCTCGTGCCTGACGCTTAATTTCATCTATTGCAGACTTGTACACATCTAAAGTTTGGTAATCTAATTTGTCGCTTCGGGCATATGGCCAACAATAGCTACAGTTATAGTTACAAAATCTACCCAGTATCCAACTTACGTTAAATAGTTTGGTATCCAACATGGTTTGTTGTCCAAATTGGACTATATTTTGGAAAGGAATTTGGCTAAAGTTCATACTGGCAGTATTTAATGTTTACAGTATGAGCTCAAAAATAATTGACATGCTAGCCAAAAGACAGTATACTTACATTGTAGACGTGAGTGGAACATGGTATACCTCCTCCTAGTAAGCTGACCCCCAGCTGAACGGAGGGACAGGGCTTGTGACTTAGTCATGCTTTGCAGGTTCGAATCCTGCCGTCTACACCATTTTTAACACAGGCACAGAAAGGCATTTTATGAAAAAAGTATTTTTAATCTTAGCGTTGATTTCTAATGTGGCAACTGCCCAGACTATAGGTATGATTTATCCTAGTAAGAATTTGATTACTAGTACTACAATTACTTGGAAATTTTCAGACAACGTACCTGAAGCATGTAATGCCGAAAGAAAACGTTGGGGCGAACCTGCTTATCAAGTACCTAGTAGAGCTTGTGCCTTTTGGACTAAAGATACTTGTTTAATTATTACGGCACGTGAGACACTGCCAGAATCACTAGCACATGAAGTATTACATTGTTTCCAAGGTAAATGGCATTAATGAAAAACGTAGCATCAAGTCCTGAACGACACACTTTCCAAAAGGAAGGCGCAATCCAACGGGCAGAAGAAGCGGGCGAAGAGCCCAATCAAGCCTACATTGACATGTGGGATCAAATCAAGATTGACGACGCCAACAAGATCCACGATCCAGCCTGGCAACGGAACAATATGGAGTATGATCTCCGTAGTAGTAAAGAACTGTGCGACAAAGTCAAAGCCAGCGATGCTTATGCTCAGAATTTGTATGCGGCTATGTGTAATATGACTTGGCAAAGTCGTGAGTTTTGGCAAGAGCTAAAAGGCGAAGTATGGAGTGCTAGTTGGCGCCATAGCGGTGGCATTGTTGCTGACATGCGTGAACAAGGTGACTACATTGATTGGTACTGTAGCGGTATTGGTAACGATGACTTGGGATACGGATTAGATTCTAGACCAGCAACTGGCTATGTTCCAGAAGGGCAAGTAACAGAAGAAATTGAATTGGATTTGAATCGATTAGGTTGGCGGCCAGTTCCTTGGAATGATGATGAAGATTGATTTAGAACACTTACACTATTGGATGCAAGCCATTAGGCAAAGTCCAGATCCTATGCGAACCATGGATGCTTTTTGGTCTGGACAACTTAACAGCAAATCATGGCTCATACAAGCCCTGAGTATGCAATATTCAGTTAAAGATGATCCAGTCAGTATAGAAATACACGGCGGCTGGGTAGGTGTGTTGGCTAGCATGTTGTTTCAAAGTAAGATTCCTATCAAACGCATTTATAGTCTTGACATCGATCCCACCTGTGAGCCTATTGCTACCATGATGAACAAGGGCGAAGAGATGCAAGGCAGGTTTCAGGCTAGTACCGGCGACATGTGCAATCTAATATCATTTGTTGATGTAGTGATCAATACCAGTTGCGAACATATAACACAAGAACAATATGAAACATGGTTAAGCAAGCGCCAAGATAATCAGTTGTTAGTGTTGCAAAGTAATAATTATAATATAGACGAACATATTAGAATTGCCAAGTCAGTTGACGAATTTGCAGAACAGTGTAAAATTAAAGTTAAATGGAGTGGAGAATTACAATTGCCGCTATACAAACGATTTATGATAATTGGAACCAAATGACAACATTAACATTTACAGTTGAAGAACTTTTTGAAGATATTCCCGGGGATCCGGATAATGTTATTTTAAAACTTCCTCCAGAAATTTGCGAAGCACAAGGATGGGTAGAAGGTACTACTCTCAACATTCAAGTAGAAGATGGAAAAATGATTATTAGCAAAGTATGAGTAAGGACGATTTACTGGAACTGACTGGACAAGTCACTGAAGTATTACCGGGTAATATGTATAGGGTACAGCTAGATGATAACCAGCATATTATCCTAGCCTACTTGGGCGGCAGGCTAAAACAACATAAAATTAAAATTATTTTGGGCGATAAGGTCCGGGTGGAAATAAGCACTTACGACTTATCAAAAGGTCGTGTAACATATAGGTTATAACATGAATACAGTAATGGAAACGGTATCTTCTGTTTGCAATCAAGTTAGACATAACAGCAAACACGGTGTAAGTTTTCAAAATCTGTTGACCATGCTACGCAGAGAATTTCGAGAGCGCGGATTTAATCTCAAAATAAAATCTGATAGAGACAAGCATCTTGGAACAGAGGAATTTTACGTCAATGCGTACTATGACTCGGATGACGATCAAAACAATGAAATCCCCATTGAAGTTGTTGTACATCACAATTTTGAGAAATCTGCTGTTTGGGACAAAAAGCATACCACAGAATTTTTAATACAAATATTTGATGCTACTGTACATGAATACAAACATCAAAGACAGAGTATCAAACGTAAACATCATGTGTACACTCAGAATGTCAAATCACCATACAAAGAATATCTAGCCGAAGACGATGAACTCGATGCTTATGCACTTAGCATTGCTATTGAACTTTGCCGCACATTGGGAAAATTTAGAGCATTGCGTTACATGCATCGAATCTCAGCTCTTGCCAAATTAAAATTTAACGGTAGATATGTTAGCCCAAACCTAGCGGCTTATTTTGGACAGTTTGAATCAATAGACAATCCTTTGCTCAAAAAGTTATCCAAAAAGGTATATGTACGACTACAGAAGATTGACACAGATGCAGTTTTCGTATAAAATACTTGCATATTAACTAAGAAAGACATTGTGGCATACTACACTATCAAAGAACTTAACCAGTTTAGTCATAGGATAGCAAGGGAGATTGCTCTTGAACAAGGAATAAAACGCAAGCCGCATCCTAGTTACAGTGATTTGGATCATCCAGAGTGTGAAACGCACGGATGTTCAAATCCCAAACAAGTATCAAATTGGCACTGGACTAGCGGTGAGCCTGTTTATCGACCTGTATGCCAATTGTGTCACGATGTCAATACTGCTAAAAGATACGCTGAAAAAACAGGTGCATCGTGGGTACAGAATGTACAAGATGTTTGTGCCCATAAAGAAGGTTTTAATTCTGCTACTGAATGGTTAAACAGCAAACACCCGTATAGGCAATATCGTAAAGACTATTGTGAAAATATAGACGGACGATTAGGATTTGTATGTACTACAACTATAGTTTGGGATGGTATGTTAGATGTGGATCATATTGACGAAGATCCGTCCAATAATAATCCAAAGAATCTACAAACCTTGTGTTCCTGTTGTCACAAATACAAAAGCAATATATTTGTTAAAGAAAACGGAAGAACTCCTGGACGTAAAACTTTAGGCATAAAATACTAGGAAGAAAAATGAAAGAATTTCCTACCCAACAAGTTCTAGAATTAGCTTGTGCGGCACAACGGGTCAACGGTGCTTATATTAAAGAGTCCGCACCAGTATATTCGGAAGACGGTGCGTTCATGTATCTCAAACAGACCAACAAGATGATGATGCTCTGCACACTGGATCATCGACATTGGACTGCGGATCCAAAAGATGCACCAATGCCTCTTAAAGTATTGCCAGAAGACATAGCACAAGCAGAAGAGATCCGCAAGTACTTTCGTAAATTCTTGTTTAGTGCTATTGAAGGTGAAAATGATTTTCAAACTAATATAAACACAATCCTATCAAGCGATACAGTCAAACAAAATCAATTTGGTTATGTAGCTTGTTTGCCCAGCGTTCATATTAGAGATGTTGCTCAAACCAAAGTTAAGAAGGCCGCACGAGCAGTTGAAGAAGGATGTTTAGCAGAAATTGGTAGTACAGTTAAAGATTTGGATGCGGAAATAATCTCCTCAGTTAAGTCAAAAAACTTTGAAGGCTGGAATATAGATGCTATAATAAACAACAAGATGGTGTCTTGGATGAACAAAACGGATCTTAAATTAGGGCCTGCTGTAATAGTTAAAGCCAAAGTTAAAGATTGTAATAAGCATTGGAAACATCAAAACGATGTTACTAGATTACACTATGTAAAGGCGGCGCAGTAATGTATAAAACTATCTACACAGAAGTTGAAGTGGATGTTAATTTGAGTGACTTTGAAACAGATGATCTAATTGAAGAATTAGAGTCACGTGGGTCGGGTGTTATGGACTATGGTGATGGTAAGGAAGTATTACAGTCAATTTTTGAAAAGCGCAGGCTTGGACAAGACTATCAAACAGAATTGGAAACTTTAATCTATTTGGGATTGGGACGGATCATATGAGTGGTTGGAACACAATTCAAAGGATCAAGCGTATCGAAGAAGAAATCGACAAGCTGGGCTTTAAGTTTGCCAAAAGTAAGCACACTGATTGGTCGGAAGATCACGGGGCCTTAAGTCTTTTACCAAAAGATCACGAAGCACTACCAATTTACAATCGTGATGCTGAACTGTTTGTTGGCAGTTTAGAACGATTGGAAGATTGGATAAATGGTGTGCGTTGGGCACGTGAATACGATCGTATGCTTAAGATCAGCGACGATGACAAACGTGCTAAAGCAGAACAGAAAGAAAAGAATCGTATTCTAATGCGTATGATTAAAGAAGGCAAACAAGTAGAAGGAATAGAGAAATGACATACTCTTGGATTTTAATTGTTGCTATGTATAGTCCTGCCGGAGACTTTATGAGTAAAGATACTCTACAATTTAATAGCCGAAAAGACTGCGAGGCAGTACGTGTACAGCTACCAAACTTAGATCATCCAATGAAGGTGCGTCATAAAGGGTTATGCGTAACACGAGATCATTGGGAAGGTAAGAAACAAATGCCCGGTGTGGCATACGACTAGGAAAATATATGAAACAAGAACTAGATAAGTTGTTGTGCGAGCGGTATCCAAAGATGATGGTTAATCGCAACAAGAACATGCAAGAAACTTGCATGTGTTGGGGATTTGAATGTGGCGATGGCTGGTTCAATATCCTAGATCAGCTGATGGGCAGTATTCAGCATCATATCGATTGGAAAGAGAAACAGCGTAAGTGGGCAATTGAATATAACGAAATGGCCACTCAGGCAAAAGCTGGTAACTTTGATTTGTTTGAAGAAACTACAAAAGCTCAACCCAATGACGAATACAAAGAAAAGCGACTGGCGGAAATTGTTGCTGGAGACTTTAGAGAAGTGCCCGAATCTATTCCGCAGGTAACACTGGATCAAGTCAAAGAAAAGTTTGGCACACTGAGATTTTATTACTCAGGTGGAGATGACTACATCAGCGGTATGGTGTCGTTGGCAGAAAGCCTAACAGGCGTCACTTGCGAAAGCTGTGGCAATGTTGGAGAGCGCCGTGGCGGCGGATGGGTGCATACATACTGCACACCATGTGAAGAAGCACGTGAAATCAAACGTGCTAAAGAGACGGAAGAATGGGAACAACGTAAACTACTTAAAGAAGGATTTGAAGAATAATGGAAAAATTTATGGAATGGTTTGGTCGTAACCGTATAACGATCGGATATACTATTGGTGGAATAAACGTGTTGAACGGAGTTACGAGTGTGGCTCTTGGAGACACATTAGGCGGCGTATTTTTTATTGTGTTAGGTTCAGCAATTATTTTTGATTCAAAGGTGTTCAAATGATTACAATGAAAGAATGGATGGAATTGGTCGACTATAAAATCACCGAAGGCGGCGATTATGGTTGGGGTTGTTACGGACCAAATGCCTATACACTGGATTCATGGAATGGTGTTCATGGCGTGGGTGGATATAGTTTTAGTATTGTGTTCAGTACCAAGAGCCAAAAAGTATACGAAGTCAGTATGTGCGACTATACTAACGACCGTGCTTATCGAATGATTAACCCAAAGAATCAGGAAAAGCATGCCAACGAAGCATTAGCTCGCGATGTTAATTTGAACGAAGCATGGGATGATGTTGACTATGTTGATTTGGACGTGGTAGACGACTTTATCCAAAAAGCACTTGCCATTCGGGCTGGTGAGGCCTATGATACCCGTGTGCAAGTAGAGGTTGACTTTTCGGATGAAGAACTGTTACAATATATGAAACTAGCGCACGAGCGTGATATGACTTTTAACGAGCTTGTTGAAGAAGCATTACGTCATGCTATTAGTGAATACGAAGCTGGACGTCTTACTAGAGAAGATGCTCAGAAATGGAAATTGGAAAGTCAAGGAAAACCTTGGCCATTTGCGGAAGAAGAAAGCGATGAAGATAAAGCTAGTCAGTGACCTTCACTTAGAGTTCAGTGATGTCAATATTGTTAATGATCAGGACTATGATGTTTTGATCCTTGGTGGTGATATTTGTATCGCCCAGGATCTCCACGACCATCCTGAGCCTGCCAATACTGCGGACCAGTTAGCGATTGCTAACGGCACTGGATTAGGTCGTAGACAAATGACAGCACAGCGTTTTAGAGATTTCTTTAAGCGTTGTAGTTTTCAGTTCCCTCATGTAATTTACATTATGGGTAATCACGAATTCTACAATGGCAAGTTCTATGCGGCTATCGATTACATGCGTGACGAGTGCGCCAAATACCCTAATGTGTATATGTTAGAGCAAGACACTAAGATTATTGACGATGTTGTGTTTGTCGGTGGAACACTTTGGACAGATATGAACAAGCGTGATCCGCTTACTATGCATGCCATTGAAGGTATGATGAACGACTTTCGTATCATTCGTAACGACAAGCGAAACTATGCCACTATGAGTGCGTTGGATGTTGCTATTCGTCACGATAAGACTCTGGGCTACATCAAACAGATTGTTCAGGAACACAAGGACAAGAAGTGTGTTGTAGTAGGTCATCACAGTCCTAGTTTTCAAAGTGCTCATCCAATGTACGCACACGAAACTTTGATGAATGGTGGCTACCACAGTGACTTGAGTGAGTTCATTTTGGATCACCCACAGATCAAACTGTGGACACACGGTCATACTCATCATCCTTTTGATTATACAATTGGTGAGACTAGAGTTGTGTGTAACCCACGTGGTTACGAAAACGATGGTTACAGCGAGAACAGTGGCTGGAACCCAAATATTTTATTGGAGGTTTAAATGGAAGAAGTTAAAATGTCAGTTCCTGAAATGGTAAAAACTACTGGGGAGAATACCCATAAGTTTATGCTACAAATTTCTGAACATATTGCCAAATTAGAAGCAGAAGTTTTTAATTTGCGTCAACGTATTTCAGAACTAGAAAGCGCAGAATGACCACCGTTGGCAATCTAAGCGAAAAGGACACGGCCTTATTTAAGAAGTGGCTGAAAGGCAATCTTAAATCTGGCCCTGTCACTGTGACATTTACCAAGAAGGACGGTACAGAACGCATTATGAAATGTACTACCAATCCAACTTACGTGTTGTTCAAAGATCCAACTATTGTTGAATCTAAAAAAGAACGTAAGGTAAATGAAGATATTATGCCAGTATATGACATGGAGTCAAATCATTGGAAAAGTTTTCGTTGGGATAGTGTCAAGAGTATTATGATTACCCTAGGAGAAGAACGTGAATACAATAACGAGACACAGTGATACTTGTCAAATTAAACAATCCTCAAGTGGAAAGATTGTTGAAGCAGTTGTACAAGATTTCCAAGAGAATGTTGTACTTCACGTTATCGTTAGTAAAGCAGTAAAAATAGCCATGAAATGGAATGGCAAAGTTTACGAAGGTCGTATGGCCAGTATGGACTTTGTGTCCGATGGTCCTACTATATCTAAAACATCAACCAGCAGTAGAGGTTAGTATGAAAATTGGACTTAGTTATAGTCGATGTGTACGTGACATTGTAGACGGTGTAGTAGACATCGATGATGTGTTGGTGCTGATCACTCGCACAGATTTCGATCCACATGATGACGAACAGTGGCAGGGTATTTGGGTTGGCTATGGCGGCGGCACTGACAATGCTTACAGTCGCGGATTCTTTGCCCAAAGCAATCCCGAATGGGCAGGCTATCACGACGAAGATCGATTCCGTAGTGTTAGCATTGAACTTTGGGAAACTGGCAAATTACATCAGCCTCGCAAGTTTGGCGCACACCCTAGTCGACGTCCAGAAATTTGGTTAGAAGCAGTATTACCAAACAGCGAATTAGAAAAGAATCCTACAGCCAAACTGGCTTGGGACAAATTCCAAACCATTGCAGGATTGGCTAGCGTAGAATTAGACGACAAGTACCGTTGACATAAAGCACCTTTGGTGCTATACTAATGGCATGAAGAAACTAATACTCATATCAGCATTGGTGCTCGTTGGTTGCAATAATGCGGCCAGCGGGCCATCACCTGCCAAAATGTTAACTTACGAAGAGTTATCTAATTTTGATACAAAATGTGAATTGGCTGATCAACAACAAGCCTTACTCAAAAGCATTTTGATTAGAAAGAATTTTGATCCAGATCCAGATAATCTCAACGATAATGACAGGGCTTATAACAGTCTTTTGAAAGCTACCCTTTGGTGGTATGAATACAGGTGCGGAAATAAGAAACAAATTGAGAACAATATTAGTGCTAGTGTTAGTGATAGTATTAGCACACCAAAATCATCTAAAGTAAAGAGTGCTGTATTATCAAATGACGGATGCTCAACAAGAATGTCTATCGCAGAAAACGAAGACGGTACCGTTAGCTCAAACACGCTGACTGTTTGTGGAGGCGAAGCTGTACCTAAGTTACCAGAAAAAGTTAAAATTGGAGATAATATTTTGGAAAATGAAGTAGCAGAAATACCTGCACTCAATTTTACGTACTTTAAACACCGACATTCAAAATGCCGATTGTTTAGAGAACGATACATGTTCCAAAATGTATTGCAAGTTAATCACGGCATAATTTGCCAAACGGATCCAAACATGGATACATGGTCAGTTGTTGATAAATGGTAATTTGATTACCAAAGTCGTTGACAATTGAACACATATCACATATAATATAGACTAGTTAAACACACAGAAAGAGTTAGAAATGACTAAATGGATTGTTATTCTTGCATTGGTAATCCTTGCTCCTACATTTG